CGTTATTAACGCAGGGCGGGTGGATGTTCAATAACATATTATTTGATAAAGCGATTTTAATTGGTTACAATTTTAATTGAATAAGAATATAAACAAGGCGCTACTTATTGGTTACAGTTTGTAGTGATTTGGTGTTATCCTCTCTAATCTATTATCTTTAATTAATAAATAAACTTCATAAATTTTCGTTTATGTCGAGAAAATTCCAAATAAAAATTTCTAAGTTCTCTCTAATCTATCGTAAACATATAATAATTGAGTTGTTTTCCGATTTTGATAAAATATTGTTATGAATCGCTGATTATATAAATTGCACGGCACTGTCGTAGTAGTTTCATTTATCCTCTGATACCTAGAAATAGGCCACGGTAAAGTATAATTTAGTAAGATACGAATATAATGATTGGGAGAGGTGGCAAGGTTCTTCATATCTCTTATTTTCATTTGACTATTACATATTCTTATTGTGTAGACCTGTGTGAGGTTAGTTTCACACAAAGATTTATAATAAGTAAGCCTACTTATTGTTATCTTGACTATATTAATACGGCGTGCTATAAATTAAACAAAACTTTCGATTTCAATCATGCTCACAAACACAGACTGTAGATCAAGCGAAGTGGAGGCCCCACACGAATTTTATGATAGTGACGAAGCTGAACGAGAATGTAGCAGTGTGTTCCAGGACTCTGGTCTTGGCACTGTTGCTGACTCTAAGGCTGAAGAAGTTCCATTAGTTCAATTGCCTGTCCCTTTTGATGTTAATACATATGCATCAGAATTTGACCGCCTTGTCATTGATGGCGTTGCAGCTCGTGAATATGAGAAGCAAGAAACAATGATGGATGCTCTTTTAGAATTTGCTTGCCCTAATGAAGCACAAAAATATAAGAAGAAATATTTAAAGAAGTCCAAAATCAACCACAAGTATAACGATCCCGCGATTTTCCTCGTAGAGCTGGGTCGTCACCTTCGTGGTGATATTAAACTTAAGTATTATTCTATAGATAAAATGTTGCGTGAATATAAAAACGCACATGGTTCTGGATTACGACGCTTTTGGTTGATGCAAGTATGGCATGAATTACATTTTGATGCTGCCATGCTTTCATTACCCTCTAAGAAATCTTGGCGCAAACTTATTACCCAATGTTTTCCTAGACGTTGGGATTTATGTCCCGAACCCCTTGACTCCCAAATTTTGTATTATGCATTTGGTGATTGTTCTATTTCACTGGTTGTCCCTAAAAGAGCTGTCAAATGGTTTGTTAATTTTAACCATGTTGACACAAATCGTCCTAATTGGGAGTTTGAAAATGTTCGTCATTTTGTACCCGACCCTGCTTTTGATGATTTTGGTACTGCTCAAGGTGCCGATCCCGATGATCTTAATAAAGAGGAAGAAGAGTTTTCCGAGTTTGAAAGTTTCACTACTTTCGCACCATCTTCCGAGACGAAGAAAGAGCCTACTTTTACGCCTTTCTTCGAAAAGAAAACGAATGATACGACCATGTATCACAAGTCTGTTTCGCTCGAACAAGATGTTCGTAATTTTGTTGAAGGTGAAATTTCTATGCGTGGTAATGTTCAAACCACAACCACTGAAAGCCCTCATCAAACTTGGTATGACTTTCTTAAAGGAAAAGCTGCCAACGTCAATAAGTTCAAAAATGAATTTCTTGACGCCGTTCGTGGTTATGTTAATTTGGGTACTAAATTCAATGATTTAACTGAGATTGATTGGAAAGCTCGTGTCAAACAATATTTCTTTATGATCCCTGGAGTGGAGTCGATTGCCCAATTGATTGAAACTCTTAAATTTCAGTTTTCCTTCTACCCTATGCGTTCTAAACTTGTGCTATGTATTACAGCGATATTGCTGTGTTGGATAATGTTAGTCTATGCTAAATTGACTTGGCCTGGTCTAGTATTTGTATTTATCAGTGCTTGTACTCATTTGGTTCCTTTGTTTTTGGAGGCGACCATGGAAGCTACTGGTGTTACACCTACCTCGTCTTATAATGTTATTAATCATAATAAAAGTACTCGTGTAGATGTGAAGTTCGATCATGTTCAACTAGCGTTCGCTGGTTTAAATTCCGAACAGCTTGAAAAACTTACTAATCATATTAAAGAATCTGTTCTTGCTGATTTGCAATGTAAACCTGACAAACACACCACACAAGTTGACCATTTAGATAAATTTGGTAACATTACTGTATACAAAGATCCTGATCAAGAGTATGGTACAGCTCAGGCTGGTGGTGAAGAAGATACTGATGTGCCTAAAGATCCTGAGACCAAAGAAAGTGGTGGTTTTAAAGCTACTTTATTTAAATTATTACGTATGCTTTGTGGTTGTTTTGACCTCAAACTTATGGATTATTTTAAGAAGTATTGGTCCAAATTTGTAGATTTATGTAAACAGTTGTATAGTGTGTCCCAAGGTATGAATGCCGTTGAGAATATTTTCACAAAGATTAAAAGAATGTGGGAATGGATGCTTGATGTCATTCATTTGTATTATTATGGCTATCCGCGTGGTATTGATGCTAGTTCTTTAGCAAGCATTTTTGCGTTAGCTACTAATTTATTGGCTCGTCCTAAAGAATATACTCTTGGAGTGTTCTTAGCTGTTAAATCGGAATGTTATCGTATTTGTAGTCATGCAAAAGATACAGATTCCAAGGTGCTCACTATTTTCTCAAATTTGCATTCGGCTCTTGAAGAAATCTTACCCCAGATCCAAGCTCGTCATTTTAAAGCTAGGAAAGGGGTTGTTCCTCCGTTCTCTGTTGTATTTAAAGGTAAAACTGGTAAGCGTAAAAGTACTTATGTTGCAGCTATGGCGCAAGCTATGTCTGTAGCATTAAGTGGGAATAAAGATTTTAATTCTGTTCATTACCGAAACTCGACCCTTGAGTTTTGGGATGGATATGCGAATCAGTTGATAACTGTATGGGACGATTGGGGTCAGATGACTGATGATGTTGCTAATCCCAACATGTCATTTATTGAACTCATATCAGCTCGTAATATTGCTGATTATGTCCTACCAATGGCCCAAGTTGAAAACAAAGGAAATTTTTGTTTTACAAGTCCTATTTTAATTCTCACTACCAATATGGAACATTTTGGTAAAGAAACTGTTAAATCTATCGTCCACCCTGAAGCGCTTATAAGCCGTATGGATGTTATTTTTGATGTCGTTGACCCTGGTGTTTTCAAATTAACACGGTGTTACGGCATGTCGGATAGTGCAATTGCTTCTTTATCGACGTTTAGTGCTGAAACTATTACGCCCTTTTGTCTTAAAGTTTTCTCTAAATATTATAGCGAAAAATGTCATATTATCGCTGAAGTTGAGAGAACTTTTATGGACTCTGTCGTGGATTTCAGGTTTGACGCTTTTGATCCAAAAGCTGCTGAATTATTCAACGCCATATTACGTGTTCGTAACGTAGAGTTAACCCCCACTGCCAAACAGATGGTTGAGAATCTTGTTCCTAGTATTTATGATGACTGTTCTGCAAAACGATTGCAAGATATGTACGACACCCTTCGTATTAATATGCGTGGTTGTTCTACTACCATGCTTGATAGCTTGCTTTCTGCATTGAGTAGTACGGATATCCATATAGTGCCTATACAACCTCCCCCAGATGTGGCTAGTCTCCCTGTTGAAGCTGTTGATCAGATGATGTTGCTTGAACCTTCCGTTTTCAAACGTATTTGGCGTTCTATGAAAGATATCTTTGAAACTGATGATGTACCGATTCACAAATGTATACACAATGGATTAGGTGACGCTTCTTGCATTCCTCATACTCTGTCGTTCGAAAAACTGTTTCCGACTAACAAGGAAGCAGGTGATCTTAATTTTCGTTTGGAAAATGCTCGAGCTATGGACTTTCTTAAGAGTGGTCCCGAAGACCTCAAAGATGCACAACCATTGGAACCTGGCTTCTGTCCGTTTCACTTTATTGAAGTCGCTGCGTTACCTTTCTCTTCGTTTGGCTTCGGTAAGTATTCGAATTATTTGCGTTGTAAAACTACCATGCTTAATGGCGAGAAAGTTGTTAGCAATATTATGTGTACTACAATTGCTGACAATGGTGCTCTTACGGCCATAGCAAATGAGTTTTCTGTGAATAAATCTATTGATCAACGGTTGACTGCCTATAAGTCAATCATGAATCATGCTATTGAAAGAGAACAGTCCTATAAAACACGCCTTATTAAATGGTTTGAACCAAAGAAATCATGGGTGTTTAAGTTGCTCGGTACTGTTGGCGCCTTATTAGGTGTTGCTGGAATTGGCTATTGGCTCTATGATTTCAGTAACAAGCATTTTAATAACGATGGTCATGCCCAATCCAAACAATACACTCCTAAAAGTCTTAAGACTCGTACTGTCCAAGGTATTGGCAAAGCTCAAAGTCAACGTGTGGTTGAAAACACGCTATTAACTGATCCAAATTTTGAAAATATGTGGGTCAATCCTGTTGACAGAAAGGCTGATAATACTGCACGCGATCTTGCGTTTAAAGTGGTTTATCACCAAGCTATGATAGTTCGAGAACGAAAGAATGTTACTCTTAATGACGCTCTCATGATGGATACACGTACGTTCTTAACCACCCGTCATACATTGGAGTGGTTCCGACCTGATGATTATATTATGCTACGTTTTCCGCACCGAGGTGTTACTTTTGATAATTGGAAAGTTCGCTTTGGCGATTGCGAAGTTGTTGATGTACCTGGTGCTCAAGGTGATCGTTTAACCGACGCAGTTTTCGTTCGCTTCCCGGAAAGATATCAAATTCCCGGGTTAGTATCCCTGTGGGATAAATTTGTTCCTTATGATCATTTACCTATGTTTGAAAATCGTCGTGCTACTTTAATCGGCGTTGTCAAATATAAAGGTGAAGTTTATCCGAGTTTGCTTGACCAACAAGCAATCACTATTGCGTACACTCGTACCGGGTATCGCATGAAAGTTGAAGAAGGTCCTGAACATTCTATCGAAATTCCTGAGTATATTCATTACGAATTCATCGGTCATGCCGGTGCGTGTGGTACTGTCCTTGTTGGTCAAAGCCCTATGGCAACCTGTCCTGGTCGCATCCTGGGTATTCATTCCGCTCAATCTGCTAATAAAAGCCGCGGTCTTGCGGTCGTTCTAACACAAGAGCAAGTCCATGCTTGTCGCGATAAATTAGATCGTAAAGGTGCAGCATTTGCTGTTGCTCAATGCGCTGGTTATGTAGGCCCTTATGCTATTAACCAAAATTTGATTATTTTCGACAAGAGTGAACAAGCTCCTGATCTTCATTTTCTTCCTGACTATATTCCAAAACATCAGAATACTCGTTCGCATATTGTTTTATCTAAGATAGGCGAACAAGGTGTTATACCGTGTAAAAAGGCTCCCGCTATTCTTAAAACAGTGGTAGTTGATGGTGTGGCACATGATCCTAATTATATTGCCCTTAAGAAGTTCGAACACGAGATCCACGATGTTGATCCTAATATCTTGGAGCACTGTGTTGAAGATTATTCCGCTCTTGTAAATGCTAGCCCTATTCCTTCAGAACCTCGTATTCTTTCCCTCCATGAAGCCGTTTTTGGTATTGAAGGCGATCGCTATCTAAAGGCGATTAAAATGAGTACATCCCCTGGCTATCCGTGGAAGAATGTCTGTCCTGGTATGAAAGGTAAATACGGATTGATTAAGTTACCCGACCCTGAAACGCATTTTCCTGGATGGATACATCCTGAACTTGTTGCGTCTGTTGAGCGTTTGATTGATTCTTACGAACGCCACGAATTACCTAGTGTCATTTTTGAGGACCATCTCAAAGATGAGAAAAGACCTGTTGAAAAGGTTAAAAACTTTAAGACGCGTTTGTTCTCTGCTGCCCCATTGGATCTGACAATCGTGATGCGCATGTACTTCGGTGCTTTCATATCCCACATGATGCATAATCATGTATATAATGAACAAGGTGTTGGTATTAATCCGACCGGTCCTGGTTGGACGGTGCTAGCACATACGTTACTCAAATATGGTGATCGTATCATTGCGGGTGATTTCTCGAATATAGATGGCACAGAAATTCGTGCGATATTGTGGGCGGTGATGACGGTTGTCAACAACTGGTACGGTGCCGTTTCTTTGGTTCGTGTCGGTTGTTGGCATAGTGTTATCTCATCTACACATCTTAATTCTGGTTGGTTGTATATATTATATGCCTGTAATCCTAGTGGAAATTTAATGACTGCGTTTATAAATGGCACATATCTTTGTGTTGCCTTTCGTTATATTTTCTATAAGAAGCTCCTTGAACAAGGTGGCGATCCTACAGTAGAAACATTTCGTAAACATGTTTCATTGTGTGTCTTTGGAGATGACAATATCATGGGTGTTTCTAGTACGGTTGCCGCTTGGTTCAACCCTGCAGTTCTTGCAGCTGAGTTTGCTAAGATAGGTATGACCTATACCAGTGAAGATAAAAGTGAAGTTAGTGCAGACTTCCGAAAACTTGAAAACTGCTCATTTCTTAAAAGATCCTTTTATTATGATCCCGATGAAAGGATGTATTTAGGTCGACTTGACTTGGATACAATATTAGAGATCGTCAATTGGACATATGATGATGTGACAGCTGACGAACTCAAGATGGGTGTTGAACAGGCCATTCGCGAACTTGCTCTCTATGATCGCAATACTTATCAACGCTACACTCGATTGATACTGAAAGCGGCTCAACGTGCTCATTACTCTCATATCAATATTAGTTCTCAATTTATGTACCGACATTCCATGTTGCGAGATGACGCTGGTCCTTGCGACATGTCGGACTTCTACTAATTCCAGTATAACCCCGGTCACATCGTCCCGTGACCGTAGAGCCCCTTGAGGTTTTTCTTCGAGTATATCTCAAGTAAGGCGGGCAGGCGGTTTTAACACTATTCTTTCGCTAACCAAAGGTTTGGTGTTAACTCGAAAAGGCGCACAATGTTTGACTATGCATTGTGTGGCAATCTAATAGTTACTGATAAAGACGGTCCCTTTATGGAAAGGTCAGGTCGAGTTGCTGGCTCGGCTGGATCTAATTTTGCTTCAGCAGTTCCTGGTTCCCATCCTTCGGGTTCCAAATCTCTCAATGTGTCAAGGCAAACTGTTGACACATATGATGATTCTGAGTCTCTCATTGATTTTGAAGATGAGGGTGCAATGGCAGTGGTTAAGAAAGAACACGCCAATTCAAATATGCCTGGTCGTGCTTTGACTTTCCGTGAGAAGGTTAAACATAGTATACAAGCCTTTATGGCACGACCGCGTAATGTTGCTACTGTCCAATGGACTAACGCTCAAGTCCCCTTGACTGTTGTAGGTTCTTGGACTCTTCCTGATGATTTCTTCGCAACGACTATGTTAGCGTGTAAGGCGTCAGATTTTCGTTTCTTTTCATGTTCAACTACGTTTCATTTCCAGTTGAACGCTCAAAAGATGGCTGTTGGTCAATTAATCGCAGTCATCCAACCGATGCCGACGTTATCTGGTGCTCAGATACACGCCGGTACTCTCACAGCTTTAACTGGCTACCCGCACGGTTTTCTAGATGCAGGTACTTCTCCCAGTTTGAAGCTTGTTGTTCCTTATGTTTCAACAAAATCAGCTTACGATCTTGTCAATGATCCGTCGACAGGTTTTCCGTGGGCTACAGTCACACTATATGTTATGAACACTCTCAATTCTGCTGCAGGATCTACTGTTGCTGACGTTTCTTTATGGGTGTCGTGCTCTGATGTGCTCCTTGAAGTTCCAACCCCAAGTCATCTTGATGGCACAGGCCTTGGTGTGGCTCAGTCAGAAGCGAATGAAGTCGCTAAAACCGGTTCCGTTTCCGGCATACTCAAAACGGTCTCATCTGTTGCTTCCGACGTAGGAAAACTTGGTCTTGGACCTGTATCCGAAATTGGACAAGCAGTAGGTTGGGTTGCTGGTGCTGGTGCTAGTGTTGCTTCTGCGTTTGGCTTTGCCAAACCTCGTTCTGATTCAACAATTCAGCCTATGCTACAGCAGCCGTCAAGATATATGATGGCACATAATGGAATGGATAATAGTGTTCCGATGTGCTACGATTCTCAAAATTCCTTGGATATTAACCAAGACATCATTGGCTCACACAATGATGAGATGGATATTAATTACCCATGTTCCAAACCGTGTTTTATAGAAACGGTGACATGGGCTGCTACTGATACTGTCAATAAAGTCCTAGCTTCGTGGCCAGTCAGTCCTGGTTGGTGCGGAGATCAAGGCGCCTCAGCGGTTGCTCCTACGCTGATGGCTTATGTCGCGAGTATGTTCTCACTGTGGAGAGGTGGAATTGGTTATAAATTACAATTCGTTGCTAATGCCTTTTACGGTGGAAGAATAGGTCTCGCTTTTCTTTCTGGAATAAACACAATTGGTGCCACTGTCACTCCTGCTACCATTGAAGCAGCGCCCAAAGTGATATGTGAAATCCGCTCAACTCGAGCTTGCATTCTCGAGGTTCCATGGGCTTCGAATGTTCCTTACGCTAATGTTGTTATAGCATCTAGAGTATCTACAGGAACAAATTTTACTTATGCAGGTTTGCGTGCCTTAAACGCTAGTCCCGGTCTGGTAGTTTTGTATGTTCAAAATTCACTTATACTAACAGGCCAAATACCAAGTACTATTGATATCAACATTTTTGCTTATGGTCTGCCCGATCTTGAGTTTGCCATTCCCAATTTTCCGCACTATGTGCCCGTTCGGTATCAAGCCCCTGCTCTTGCAATGTCCAGTGCTCCTGAAAAGGATGCGGGCAAGCAAGAGGAGGATGATTTTGAAATGCTTGGTACAGCTCAAAGTAACACAGAGTCAACTCCCGAAAATCTCAATTCGGTCGCAGGGGAAAATCCGCAAGGCCTAAAGCTGCTTAACATTGACGCTCGTCCTAAATCTTTTGATATGGGCCGGATGGTCATTGGTGAGAGAGCTCTGTCTCTGCGTTCACTTACGCGCACTTTTACATTAACCTATCCAGGTTTCACAATCCCGAGCGGTTCTGCTCTGGTGTTGGATCCTCGGTGGTTTGATTATGACGCACACGACATTACTGTCGGACGTGAGTCTCGAATTTCTCGAATCTATGCCTTCCAAAGAGGCGGACGTCGTTTTAAGGTTGTACCCCAAGTGCCTGCTGGCGTGGACTACCCTGTTTTTAACGTCCAGTCTATTTGGCTATCTGGTGGTGCTCCTGATCCGCCCACTGCAGAGGTTGTTCCTTATGCCCCTGCAATTGATGAAATTGGATTCAACTGGTTTATTAATGTCGCTCAGACGCCAGTCATTGAAGTTTCTACTCCGTTCTATTGTCCTTTGTATAATGATGTCATATCAAATACCAATGCAACACTTCGTCCCAAGATTGTGATAACTCCGGCTTTTGCGGCTAATGTCACTGTTGATATTTACACTGCGTGTGGAGACGACGCAAGTTTCGGCTACTTAATAGGCCCACCTAATTTGCAATTATATGCATAAATAGGGATGCTGCGCGGTTTTGTATG